GTTGGCGCGGTTGCTGATAAGCCTAATGCTATAACAATATATAAAATATATGTGAATACAGTAATATAATCAAATGCTTTATCTTGCAATTCATATAAATTTGTCATTATACTATACTATAATATACAATACTATACTATGCTATTTTTTTGTTGCTTACTTACTTATTATAGGGCCGCTATAATTTGTTGCGATTCATAGTTTATACATACCCTACCCCCTCTAGTTTTATTCAATGTCATATGTATGACATTTATATGTCATGCTATGTCATATCAATGTCATTGAAATGTCATGAGAAAAATTCATGAATCGGCCGCGAGCGTAGCGAGCCAAAAATGGAAGCTTTTGCGATCATGTTCGAACATGTTCTTTCCCGACACACAGTTTGTAAACTAAAAAATGGAAACAGTTTCGCTAGATTGAACAATGTTCAAAATGAATTCCCCAAAGGTCGCAGATGCGATGAAGAAAGAGATTGAGTACATTAAGGTTATCAAGTTTCCAGTTGGAGCTGCACAGGATGCGTTTGAAACTACCATGCCTTACGACGATCCGTGTCGTTATGCATGGAAGAAGTACTTCCAGGTATCCGTATGGGATAAAAAGGATAGGTTCATATCAGTTGGGGATTTGATTTATGTGTTTCTCAAAGTGGTTGAAGGAACAGACTTCGCAGACTTCAAGACAGAAAGGTTTATCGGATTCCTCTGCGGGTTTCGACTTGGTCAATATGAGGCAATCTGTGAGCTTGTAGTGCAGATTCGGCAAATGATTGACACGTCTCCTTCAATTGATGGGGTAACCATTACAATTACTTAGTCTTAACATATGCGGTGTTGATACCGGATAACTCGGCAGTTATGTGAAACAGTGCTCCAGCAAGGAAGACGGTGGCCCACTTAGAAAGACCAGCTTTTTCAGCGACCCAAAACACTGGAAGTAAAAACAGACCAACTAAGATCGCCTCAAGGATGAAGTGCATTTATAAAATGGAACTGTTTTTATCTTGGGAGGCAGAGTGTATCCAAAATGAACGTTTCCCAGGCAGCAATTGACGCAAAGAATACTCTTGACCTCCTCGACATGACAGTGAATGTTGTTACCTCAGCAGAGGAGCCCAAGTGGGTTGTTACATTCAAGCAGACAGACGAGGTTTACCTTGTCGCAGAGGTCATCCTTGACAATGGCGGTGTAGTGGCTTCTGTTCTTGACTTCAAGGGAATGAGCCACATAATGAAGGGTCGCATCATGGATGTTCTTCTGCAATACATTGATGTCTAGATCTTCTCAACCTTCTCCTTCACAATTTTCACCAACGCAATAGGCTTGTACACATAGCCACAATTATGAACCTCAGTTGTCCGACACTTAACACAGAAGACTTTTTCAGTTGAGCAGGGGCACTTGAACTCGAGGTAAGTCTTCTTCTTGCAATGGGCGCACTTCATTGAGAGTACTTCCTTAGATAAAATCACTTCTGTTTTTTAATGAAGAGGATCACCTTCACAGTGGTTGTTGATTCTGATGTCAACTATCCTTTACCAAAGTTTAGAGAAGAGGTGCAGATGTATCTAGCAGACCCACATGGTTGGGAATCTAAGGGATACGAGTTTGTCATGGTGGACAAGAATCCGAATGTGGTTATCCACTTGTCTTCGCCGGCCGGACTTAGGAAACAAGGATGCGACCCAAAACTTAATTGTGCAGAAATGGGAACCGGTAACCATTGGGGGCATAACTTACTTGTGAACGCATTACTCTGGACACATGGTGCACCCAAGAGTAAATTGGAGTTGGAAGATTACAGACAATACGTTATATCACATGAAATCGGGCATATCCTTGGTCATGACCACGAAGCATGCCTTGGTATCGGTCATCGTGCGCCGGTAATGTTGCAGCAGACACTCGGCCTTCACGGGTGCTCTCCGAATACAAACGTGTAGTTGGTTCTTGTTTTCGGTAGACTGGTTTGGATCGCGATAGTAAAAATAGCAAAAGCAGGATACCTGCGACAACTAAGTACATTATACTTAATGCTTTAGTTGGTGAAAGGAAGAACTTAGTTGCTGTACGCAAGACCACCCATACCGGACATCACACGGAAGATGTTGTAGTTCACCGCGTAGATTCGGAACACGAACGGCGTCGTCTTTGTAGGCTTCGCAAGACCGGACTCAGCGATGCTGTCAAACACGAGCGTTGTCGTATCGATGCGGGAGAAGTTACATGTTCCTGACGGCTGGTGCTCCTCAGGCTGCAGTGCAAATGAGTACACGTTGATCGGGTTCTCATGAGGAGTGTACTGCACGTTGGGGATTGTGAAGGTAAGCGTAAGACCACTGATAGTCTGTAGGGGAACCTCGCTAATATTGTATGTTCCTGCGCCGCCTGTGCCAGTGCCGAATGCGGAGATAACGCACCCAGGCGGCATATATCCTGCAGTTGTGTAACTCACGAGTGCACCCTCAATGATGTTCGTAGGTGTTGAAGTCGGACCGACAGTCAAAGTAAACGTGGAAGTGGGGTTTCCAACTGTCAGCACATCCCCACTTATAGAGCAGTTTGTTGCGGTAAAACTCGCAGCTGTTGGGGCAAGTGCCTGAGCGCGCATCGGCCAAAAGGCACCGCCCGAGTGGTGCTGGTACGGCTGAACACGCCAAAAGTAGTCGCCATACCGCTCATCAAAACGGTCCTGTCCGTTGATCTGCAGGCGGCAGCGGTTGACAATATCGTCGTAGCTGTACGGCTGTGTGAAGCCAATTGTGTTTGTCAGGTCAGAACCGCAGTCAGTCTTGCGGGCATCCTGGAAGACCCATACAAGCTCCTTGACAGGGTGGTTGAGCGTCAGATCAATGCGAGCTGATGCAGTTGTCAGTGTCTGCGGGAGACCATACTGGAGCTGATCAATCAGGTACTCATGCGACTGCTGGGCGAAGCGGCGGCGCTCCTCAACGTCCAGGTAGACATAGTCAATGTAGAGCGCCATGTCCTTCAGGTTGGGGAGAGCACTGGCGGCCTGGGCAACAGATGCATACGTTCCCTTGCTGACAAGATCAGTCGCAGGAGACAGAGTCACGTTCAGGCGCACCTCGTGGTACTGGAGAGCGATCAGAGGCAGGGCAAGTCCCGGGTTACGGCAGAACCAAAACTGGAGGGGGATGTAGAGGATGTTCGGGCGGCCGCCGCAAGAGATGTTCGTTGTGGTTGATCCTCCGAGGTATCCTCCCAGCATGCTGTCGGCCTTCACTGACGTATCAAAGTTAGAAGTCAGATTCTCCCAAAGGAAGAGCCACTCACCGTAGTGGGTGTCCATGATCTGTCCACCAATCTCCACCTCAATCTTCTTGAGGAGCTGGTATCCAAGGCGGCGCTCCCATGCACCTGACCACTGAACAGGCTTGCTCGAGCCGTTGAACACAACAGCCGATGTATCGGGGAGCTGAACCTCAAGGTATGTACGGTACATCAGATCGGCGTTACGGTTGACAACCGCTACCATGCGCTGGCCATACTGCGGTGCACCAGTGAAGTTGACACGGAAGGCCTCCATTGCGAAGTTCGTGTGACGCTTGTAGAGCACCTTCCAAAAGGTGATGTGGGGATTTCCCGAAATGTAGGCATCCTGAGCACCATATGCGACGAGCTGAAGAAGACCACCGCCCATTATGTTTATTCTCTGCGAGGATATATTCTTCTGTGTTTGACACAATGGCTAGGCGACTCAACCAAACACAAAGATTTTGCAAATGTATCAAACGGGTTAGAAAGACATTCAAAAATGAAAAAGGACCTATTGCAGTCTGTGTGAAGTCTGTTTTATGGACACGAGGAAGGACACTCAAGCGATTCAACTGTGGAAGGAAGGGACGGGTAATTACTCAGAATAGGTGGCGAAAGTAACATGGCGATCTTCTAGGGCCTTCTTCGCTGCCATCTGTTCTGCCTTCTTACGAGTGGTTCCTTCTCCATAAGCATCCATGTTTGTCTGACCAAGGAAGATGCAGACACGAATACGCCCATCGTCATATGGGTCAAGCATGGTATAGGTTGGTGTGCACTTCATCTCGCGTTGACAATACTTTTGCAGAACATCCTTGTAGTTTGTAACTGTAGTCACAAGCTCCTCTACATCCAAGTACTGCTCAATGACAGTTGTAACAAAGACATACACAATATTGAATCGGTTACCACAGTCTGTCCACAGTGCTCCAATAAAGGCTTCAAAGATATCACCAAGTTTCTTGATGTTCCCCCGTCCATTGATAGCTGCAGAATCTTCATTGTGACGAGAGATGACGTAGAATTGATCAAGTCCGATCTTTTGGGACAAACGTCCAATCCGATCGTTGTTGACAAGTTCCTTACGGGCGTCTGTAAGAAATCCCTGCTTCTTCTCGGGGTACTTCTTTCGCAGATAGGTTGCTACACAGACTCCTAACACTGAGTCACCTTCAAACTCTAGGCATTCGTATGATTCGTCTTGAAGAGGGAGAACGCCGGATGGACAGGGAGCGAGAGCTGCCGGCTTTCCATCAGGTGTTGTGTATTCACTGCGCCGAACATAGGTTGTGTGAACCATCGCTGTCTGAAAGATTTTCGGATTTGACACACGATAATGTGGCAACCCGAATTTATGTAGAATTCTGTGAATATCCTGTTCCTTGAATGCTCGGTTTCGGGTATTATAAGGAGAATAGGTGTCCATTGGTTTGTGCTTTCTTTGGCTATCTTTTATCCGTTTTTCTACACAATGGGACAAGCACAGTCAATGACATACTCTCAAGTATCCGACCCTCTGCCGTTAGAACCATCCAAGATCGTTGACTTATCTACAATTCGGTACAACAAGCCTTGGAGAAGGGATATGGCAATAGGTCTAGTGTTCTTTAATCCTGCAAAGTCCAAGCGTATGTTGATGAACTACTTGTATACGATTGAAAAATTGAAACTAGCAAGGATCCCATACTATACTCTTGAATTGGTGTTTGATAAGCAGGAAGAGGAAATCAAAGACGCGTTCCATGTCTATGGGGGGTCACATATGTTTCACAAGGAGAATCTATGTGCACTCCTTGAATCCAAGATTCCGTGGTGGTATTCAAAGGTTCTCTTTTTGGATGCTGACATAATCTTTGGAAACATTGATTGGTATGACCAAGTTTCAGGTGCACTCTACGATCACGATGTTGTTCAGCCATTTGCGTCTGCAGTGTGGTTGGATATCACATATTCAAAAATTGTACAGGAGCGAGCTTCAGTGCTGTATATGGATAAGGAAAAGACATTTGACCATAAGTTCCACCCCGGGTTTGCATGGGCGTTCCGTCGCAAGTGGTTCCGCAAGGTTGGATTCTTTGAATATGGAATTACCGGTAGTGGAGACACAATCTCTGCAGCAGTATGGTTAGATATCAAGTTTCCTGAAGCGTATCTCAAGCCTGCTCTAGTTCCTGCGTACAAGGAATTCTGTGAGAAGCCCAAGCCAAGGATTACATCTATCCAGGGGTCAGTGTATCATCTGTGGCACGGAACACATAAAAATCGCAAATATGTAGACCGCCATGAGATCTTGAATGGAATCCGCGATGTCCGCACAATCATGCGTCCTAATTGGTATGGTGTAATGGAGTTTAGTGTACGCGGCATTTCCGAGAAGCTGAGGACTTATTTCATTGAGCGCGAGGACGATGGAGTTTAAAAATATTGTGTTGATTAAGTTCATATCATTGATGGTAAAGCCCCTGTTCACTTTGGCTTCACGACTACTTAGCACGCACGGCTCGTTCGTATGTACGGTGTCAAGGATCCGGAGTGGGTTTCTACCTCATGAAAACTTGGACCAAGCGAAACAACAACTAGCAGAAATTCAGAGAACCCTAAAAGAGATTGAAGAAACCCTCAAACAGGATCAGTCTCGCTTAGCTGTCTTAAGCTCAAAACCGTAATCAGTTTCCGTCATCTTAACCTCTTGTCTCTTCACAATCTCTTCCATAATTCGTTCGCTGTCTTTGGGAACAAGCTCATCCAAATAGGACTTGAGCTCCTTCTTTGACATCGTCCACCCCTTCTTCCACTGATTTGGGCGTTTAACACTAAACACCAAACCTGATGTCTTCAATTCAATCTTATCCGGGAGTGGCTCGTTAACCGTATCATAGAGTGCTGTCAGATCAAGCTCCACCGTCCTTCGCTGGTCCCGAAGATTATTTGCAATCGTGTTGACTTCGTTAAGCTTCTTGGTAACATCTGCATAGCGAGTGAGGATGGGCTTGAGTTGATCCATTGTGCCTTTGGTTTATCTTGGTTTAAAAGTATCCGTTTTCTAACAAGAATGTCATGGATGGATGAAACCGATCTTGATGGGCTGGTGAAGGCCTACAACAAAGAACATCCTAAGGAATCACCTATTACCGTGAAAGAACCGAACAAGCAGTGGGAGGAACTTCGTAAACGTCTACATGAGAAATGTGCATCCGGCGAGCCCGAGTGTATTGTAGCGTCTCTTTTGCAGCGGCCTAGGGCTCCTAAGGAATGGGCTTTGAACCGATATGAGTGGCTCTCCTCCGATGATATTGATCATGTAGAGAAGAACTACGAGGAGGTTTTCAACGATTATATGTTTGTCGGTTGTGTACCCATTGACTTTGATCTGAAGTCGGATACACAGGAATGTATTGTAAGTGCTTTATGTGGGATCAAGTTACATGACCTTTTCAAAGCTGGTCATCATCGTATTGGCATTGTGTTTAACACAGATCCGCATGATGGACCCGGTGAGCATTGGATCGCACTGTTCTGTGATATTCGCCCAAACCTTCAGCATGCTCGCGTTACGTATTTTGATTCATATGCAGAGACCCCCGAGCCCGAGATCAAGGTTCTTATGCGTAGGTGGAAGAAGCAGTGGGATGCAACGGGGATCCATCCGAGTGGAATGAAGATGACCTTCAATACAACGAGGCATCAGTTCAAGGATTCCGAGTGTGGAATGTATTGTCTGTATTTTCATTATGCATCTCTGATGGGTATTCCCATGTATGAGCGAATCCCTGACGATGTTGTCAATAAGTATCGCGACTTGTTGTTCAGAGCACCAAAAGAAAAGTCAGACAAGAAACAATGAAGGCACTCCTTGTAGCCATACTCCTTGCGATTCTTGGATATGTCATATGGATGGAGGTTGATGAAGCCCCAGTTACAGGACCTCGCAAAAGGTTATGTGATTACTATGTGTCGGGGTCAGTCTTTGAAGATCCGGCAGATGCAATCGCAAGGGGTGTGCGTCTACTTGAAGTGCATGTGTATTCTGACGAATCAGACCAACCGATCGTTGCCAAAAAGCCACTCAATGAAGGATATGATTACGCTTACGACAACTGGACATTTGAGTCGGTGTGTGTTCAGTTGAACGATGCATTCCCTTCTAAGGACCCGATGATTCTTTCCATTGTTCCTCATACAACGAAAGCAACAACCCTGAACCGCATAGCCTATCATTTGAACACAACAGTTCGGAAGAACCTCCTTCCACCCGGGACGAGAGACGTTCATGATACTCCGTTAGATCAGCTAGCTGGTAAATTAGTAATTGTGTCGGGGAATACACAGGGTTCCAAGCTTGATGAATTAGTCAACCTATCTTGGTCTGATTCAAAACTTCGCCGCCTCACCTACCAGCAGGCGATTCATTCTCGCGATCAGCCTGAGTTAGTCGCATTCAATCGCAATGCAATATCAATTGTATCGCCCGATATATCATTTAAGAAGTCACCGATCAACCCGGAGACACTCGCCGCGTATGGATGTCAGTGGAGTCTATTTGAGAATCCTCGGGCGCCGAAGGGATTCGTAGAAAAGCCAGCTGGGCTACAGTAAAACTTCTTGTTCACTAAACAAAATGGCAAATAAGTGGCTCGCTCACGTGAAGAATACGATGAGGTCGCACAAGGGAATGAAGTTCGGCAAGGTCCTCAAGTTGGCGAAGAAGACCTACAAGGGCGGCGGTGATGTTGCCCCGCACAGCGACTCGGGGTACGGCGCTGATCTGTCGTATGCTGGACCGAACAGCTCTAGCCCGTTCCACCCGTCTGATGCCGCCCCGATTGGTGGCAAGCGCCGCAGCCGCAAGACTCGCCGTGGAGGCCGCCGCCACTAAAAACGGAATCTATCAAGGCTAACAAGTAGCCCTCATGGATCCGCCAAAGACTCGTCGTGAGTCAAAAAAGACAGCAAAGGAGAAGAAGGCAGATGTCTATTCTGCTCGCCACACTCGGAATGTCCTCGCTCATTCCGCTCATCTAATGGCTGCAAGTCAACCTAAAAAATCAAAGTAATCTAGAGTGAGTAATTCTAAAGGTCTTTCTACGATCACGGTCTTTCGTGCGACCACCAGCAGTTTTGCGGCACGTTTTTCCATGGTACGTCTTCTTGGAGCATCCGCTCCTGTAATACGCAACATGTGCTGCATACCCCTTAAAGCTTGGCATAGGTGACCCAGTCTTTTTTGATAACGCAGTCAATAGTCCATGCATCCACTTCATATAGGCTTTGCGAGAACTCAGTTCGGGTTCATGAGCGGTGATGTAGTCAGCATAGACCTTCTGAAGTTCAGGGAATGGGTATGCGTGGTGAAGAGCATGCAAGAATGTCCTCTGAGTCGCCATCTGTTCGGGCTCGGGGTTATCGGGGTAATTTGCAGCAATGGAACCTAGAAAGTCGCCGCCAGGCACAGCGGTTGGTTTCAGTTCCATGTACGTCTTTTTGACCGATTCAAAGGAAGGATCAGGACCCGGGTTGATAACCGCGGGATCGTTTTTACATTGACTTCTGAGTTTGTGGTTTACCATGTTATGAATGTCGTACAGCCACTTTCCAGGGTTGCCACGGAGGGGGTGTTTCTTGACAAACTCTGTGGTAGACTCTCTGCAGAATCTGCAAGGTAAAACATCTTTCATCTGATTCAATACGTCGTCGGGATGGTCAGATTTGAACGCAACTAGATGGAATAGTTGCCACCCACTGGGTCCCCAAAAGCGAGTGTCCATTGTATTGATGAAATAAAGTATACCATTCATAATAAAAATGCTCGATACCCGTGATATCATCATCCTGACCGCATCGTTCTACCTCGGAGGCGTGGTTGGAGAGTTCTTCAAGTCGCTGTCCGAGGACATCATCACCCCGCTCCTCGCGCCCGCCGCGTCTGCTGGCAAGGGTGTCAGCTCCTTCTCCGTGACTGTCGGCGGCATCACGCTGAAGATCGGTGAGGTTCTCGTTGCCTTCGTGAACCTGGTGGTCTCGTTCGTGCTGGTCGTCTTCACGATCGGCCTCCTCCGTACCTACGTGCTGTCGCGTATCGGCGCCGCGCGAGGCCGCGTCGAGTAAGTTTGCGCTTCCGTGTCTTACGTCCTAGACCAATCTGCAAGGCACTATCCTTGAATGGGCCACCGTCCCATTCTTGGCCTTCACGACAAAAATCACTACTCGCATCTAACTTTTTCAACGCAGATATCACTTCCAAGAGTATTTCGTCCTTCGAAAGGTCTTGGTAGGGTCCATAGGGTTGTGAGTGCTTGACTCGTCCCCACAATGCAAATGGTTTCACACGAATGCCATTTTGATAATTCCATTTACTTTCAACATTACCGGGAAGATCATCAATGAGAACAGTGTCGCAAGGTTGAAATACACCTTGGTTTTTCCAAATGTAGTTCAAGTCCTTTCCACCATTGAATTCATCTTCAGCTTCCTGGGCATGGTTCTCGGACCATACATGACCTACCTTGACTCCTGTTTGGGCTTCAATCATACGTTTCACTGTCTTTGCATATCGGTCATCTGACCATGTCCAAAGATTGATTGACTTGGCTAATTTTGCGAGTTCTTGGAAAAACTCCTTGAAATGAGGGCGTAAAACGAACTCATCCACGTAGGTATACTTTGCGCGTTCCTCTTCAGGAAGGGCAGACCATTTCCCATCTATTACATGAGTTTTTTCAACAATTGTGTTATCAATGTCCAAAATGACATTGATCTTGCCTGGCATTAAAAAATACAGCGAAAATATAAATGGCTTGGCTTGATCCTAGTACATGGACTAATCCGTTCTCGTCGTCTGTCGCGTCTCCCCCTGTTGATTCGTTACCCCCTACTACAGGTGCCCGTCGTAAGACGCGCCGTGGTCGAAAGCTCTCTAAACGCTCTCGAACCGGAAAACGTTCCAGCCGGTCTTAGGGTGAACACCAAACATCGCATCAAGACGCTTCTTTAGATCGGTGGTAGAACCCTTGCTAATCTCATTCGTACGCTTCCACTGCTGAAACACACCATTGATCTGACCAGTAGTCACGCGCTCCTCAGTTGTCTCACCATCGGGGAGAGGCGTGATAAACTCACGGATGAAACGGGCAATAACGTCCGAGTCCTCCTGATACTCAGTTGTGTATGCTAGAACCTTCTCTGGTGGCATCAACTTACGCCAACCATTTCCCTCCTTGTAGAGCTCAACGAGGTATGCGAGAAAGCACGTCGCCCACTCCTCACTCATAACCTTCTGCTGAATAGACTCGTCAAGAGGCTTGTGGTGCGGCTCCGTCGGATTTGCCACGAACTTTGAAGGCCAGTGAACTACACACAACCTACGCCATGTACCTCCATCAGTTGCACCGACCTTAGGCTTCTCATTGCAGCTTAGATACATCTTCGCCTGCATCTCAAACTCGCTGATTCCTTGATAGAGACCACGGTATGCCATCTTCTCGCAAGAAGCCAGCTCCTTCATCAGGCCTGTATTCAGAGGAACGGCCTCATCGGGCTCCTGGGTAGTTGCGAAACGCTTACCCTTCATATGCATCACCTCTGGAGCGGCAGACGCAGAGCTAGCGCGCTTTTGGGTTAGAAGTGAGATAGGAACCTTGACCGCGTAGTCTCCCATCGTAAGACTCATCAAGTTTGTAAGCATAGACTTGCCGTTAGAACCGTCGCCAGTCAGAATGTGGAACTTCTGTGCATCATTACCACCGCGAAGGCAGGTACAGAGCTGACGAACAAGGTAGTTTCTAACCATAGGATCAGGCTGGACATCTCGCAGAAACTTGTCAATCTCAGCCCACTGCTCATACGTCGAATAGTGGCGGTCGGGATCATACACAATCCTGGTCGAGAAGCTGATACAATCACTTGGCTTTCCATCACGGAACTCAAGAGTTGTTGTATCAAATACACCATTTGCAAATGCAATCAGGTTCTTGTTCTCATCAAGCTTCTTTGCAAACTGCTCATCAAGAAACAGCTCCTTGCACTCATCCATCACGTTCTTCTTGAATCCGGTCTTCTTGAGCTTCAGGCGCATAGCCGAGAACGCACGCTTACGGCTCTCAGCTTGACATGTCACGCACTCAGGATTTGTCTCCTTGTGAGCACAATCGCCCGCTACACGGATATTGTTGATTTCAGCCATTTCCTTGTCGAGGTACATCTTGGAGATATCGCTAGAGAGCCGGCACTGAAGAGCAACACCGCGATCAGTCTCAACCCAGTTGTGAATCTTGTACTGATACCAACTGTTTGTTCCATACTTGGCGCATACAAACTCATCGCCGTACTTTGCATGAACAACACGGGCCACATCGTGTTCCGTAGAAGTCATCGCAGACTCATCGAGAATCCGGTCAATATTCTGATTTTCTGCAGCGAGGTATCCGTCTAGATTATCAGAACGAGACCAAAATCGGAGAGTTCCAATTCCAAGCTTCTGACCATCGGTGCGGAATCCAAAGCTATTCCACTTTACAATCGCCTCATTTGCATTATACTTGTCCCCGCATCGCGAAGAGTGATCAAGCCAAACCTCAGACAAATCGGGG